AAGAATGTATACATTGAAGCAAAATGTTATAGATAAAATTAAATTTATGATAAAAGAAAAATATGAAAATTATACAGATGAACATAAATATCTATTGAGAAACATTGATTTATGGATATTTTTATATCATCGTTCTGATATTTATAGCAAACTTATAGATATTGTTAAAACAATTGATATAAATAAAATTAACAAAGAACATAAATTAATCATAAATAAAATTTTTAACTAAACATGTAATGATACAAGAACAATTAAAATAACAACAATAATAAGAAGAACAATTAATAATAATAAAAAATATGGATAATATCTATTTGTTAGTTCATTGAGGATTGGTTCAATAACATATTTCATTATTTTAAATTTATTTCGTCGTTTATTAATTTCAGTAATAAAATTATTAATTATTTTATCAGTTATAGAATGCATTTCTATATATTTTCATATTTATTATGTTTAGTGAATATAAACGAATATAAGTTATAAATAAAATAAATTTTATTTATAATGTTAAGATTAGCTTAAAGATCAGAAGTTGATGAAGTAGAAGATTTATCACCTATACTTTTTTGTCTTTCAGTTTTAGTTTTTTTCGTTTTTGTTGTTTTTGTTGTTTTTTCTTTTTTGGTTTTTTCTTTTTTTGGAGATTTCTTTTTTGGTTTTTCATCAGAAGATGATGTTTTTTCAGAGGCATGTTGTTCTTTATATTTTTGAATTTTTTCTTTTTCAGCTTGGAAATTAATAGAAGAAAGTTCATCTTTTGAAGCCAATTTTTCCATTTCAATTGCACGATCATAACTGGTTAGTTCTGGATGTTCTGTTTTAACTTTAAAGTAGATAACTGATTTATAAATTTTTGCATCTTCTTCATTGACTCCCATAATTTCCATAATACGTTTAATTGTTCGTTCATGTATTTCATCTGTTTTACTTGCAACAGCGCGGGAAATTTCAGCTAATGCTGATCGTGTAGATTCACTTTCATCAGCATATTTTCCACCTTCCATAACTTCTTCCTCATCATCATCATCATCATCTTCAATATCAGAAGCAGTAATAGCAGTGCGTTTTCCAGTAACAATTGATTTTCCACCCGTTTGTTTATTCTTATATTGTCCCAAAAGGTTATTAATAAAATCAGAACTGGACAAATTTTCAGTTTCATGCTTTTTATTCATAATTTCACTTCTATGAAAATCAAGAGTTTCAGTTGGCATTCCACCATTTTGTTTTATATTATTCAAAAGATTTGTAACAACATCATTTAAATTTGAATTTTTTTTAACAAAAATACCTCCATTTTGTGCAGGAACTGTTAAAGCTTCGGCAGAAGTTGCACTGGCAACAAAACTAGGTGGGATTGGATTAACGGATGTTTCACTCAATATTGGTTGTTCTTCTATTTTTGATTCTATGGGTTTTTCAGAAGAAAGTTTAACATCATCTTTGTTAATTACACGTTTAAGACCAAGTTTATCAAGAATGTTAAGAACATATTGTTGATATACACTTGGTTCTTGTGCCATAATGTAATGTCCAATATTATTGTCACGAAAATCTTGATTATTAATAATATCAGGATGATCTTTGATAAGTTTAAACAACAATTTATCCTCTCCGAGTAAGAGATACAATGTACTACTTGGAAGAAGAAATGCCATAAGATGGAGAATATTCATACCATATTTATTTTTTAGTTTAAAATCTTCATATTCAATTTTGTTTTCAGAAAGAGGAACAACTATATCATGTATTTTAAGAGAAAGATCTTTATTCATTAGCATTTTTTGGATAATATCAGATACACGTTCTGATTCATCCAATGAAACATTATTTGATATATCAATTAATTTAGATACTTTATCACTATGTTTTGAAAACAGAAACGATAAAACACCTCCACCATTTTGAAGGTTATTTTGAGTTACTGTTTCTGTTAAATTGAAATTTTTATCAGTAAAATCTGATTCCATTATATATATATCTTCTAGAGATTTTTTTAATTTTTAAATTTAAATATTTAAAGACTTTAATTTTTAATTTTAAATTTATGGAATAAAAATATTATCTTAAATATGTATATATAATAATGGTAACAATTCCGAAGGCATTATTTTATCTGATTATATTGTTGCTTTGTGTTGTTCTTTATATGAAAATAAATGAAAAGTCACATCGTCATTTAAGACATCATATGGAACATTTTGATAGTATAACACAACAAGAAATTGTTCCTGATCCAATGGATAAAAGTAAGAAGAGTGCATCAGAAGGTGAATATAAACATTCTTCATTTAAGGAAGCAGTACGAGGTGGATATTCTCCTCAAATTGATAAATTTTTTGAAAATACAAATCCTATGATAGGACCAGAACAATCAATTAGACCAAATGATGATTCTGGATCTACATTTTTTGAAGTTCCCCAAGAAGGAAATGCTAAAATGACAGATGAAGAAAAATTTAATATTTCAAATTTGATGCCAACGGAAGTTAATAAAGATTGGTTTGAAGATGTTCAAGGTTCTGTTAAAACATCACATTTATTGAATGTTTATCGTCCTGTTGGTGTTAACACTGTTCAATCCAGTTTGAAGAATGCTTATCGTGATTATCGTGGAGAACCAACAATTACTAAGAACATGGTTGGACCATGGATGCAATCTTCAATTGAACCTGACAATAATATTAAAGCAGGAGCTTTGTGCTAAATATTTTATTTTGAATAAAATATTTGTGTTAAATATTTTATTTTGAATAAAATTATTTTATTCAAAATAAAAAATTGAAAAAATAAGATAATGTTATATTTGTTATTATTATAATATAAAATATATAATGTCACAAAATAGTGAAAGAAGTGAAGACACAATTGTTGAGATAATAAATGAGTTTATTATTTTTTATAAAGATACGTATCAAATAAACATTCAATCATTATTTGATAATATTGATGAATATGATCCAACATCAACAAATATTATGTTGGAAGAATTTTATGAAACAAAAAACAAATATGAAGACAATATAAAAAATCATCCTGAATGGAATAAAATTTATAAAAATAAAATTGATTTTGAAGTTGATGAATTATATGGAATAAATAAAAATGATGATTTATATGTCATTTCCCCCTCTTTATTTGCATTGTTAATAGAAATTGTTAATTTTAAACATGAAATGATTGATGATAAATTTAAGATTATTATTATTAAAACAAATTAAAGAAAAGTTATTAACTTAAAATATATTATATATAACATATGGAAAACGAAGATGTAGATAATAAAACAGAAATGACAGATGATGATGTTTCTGAAATGGCAAAAGATGAATATTTAAATAATGTCGTTTTAGATAAAGTTATTAAATTTATAAAAACAGATGATTTAATAAGAAAAAAAAATAAAGAACATAGAGAAGAACTTAAAGTATTAAAACAAGAAAGAATTGAACAAGAAGAATATTTAATGTTATATTTAAAAGAAATTAATCAAAAAAATATTGATATAAATTGTTCTACTGGAATAACACATTTAACAATTTCAGAAAGTAAACGGAAAGAACAAATAAAACCTGAAAATATTAAAAAGGCTGTTATTAGTGAATTGTACAAAGAAAAATTAGTAAAATCAGAAAATAGAGTTAATAAAATTATTGATGATTTGTTTGCAATGATTGAAGAAAATAGAAAAGTTGTTGTTAAACCATATTTAAAAAGAAAAACTAAAAAGTGTTAAGACAAAAACATATTTGAAATATATTAATTAATTATTCATAATTAACTAATATAAGTTTTTTACCAACCAATACTTATGTAAGGGGTTACTGCATAATTAAAATTAGGAATAAAAACATGTTTAATATCAGTATAAATAGCAGGATAATACCACCAATAAAGAATTGGGGAATTTACATTTTTGAAATAAATATATTTACTTAGAAAAGCGTCATTATCAGATGATGATGATGAATCATCATCTTTTTTCTTTTCATATCGTTTTTTATGTGCACCACCACTTTGTTCCATTAATTTGTTTGTTTTAGAACGTTCTTTACTTAATTTTTTATTAAATCTTGACACTTTCTTTTCTGGAATTTTAACAGTTAATTCTTCTATTGTAAAATCAACATTTTTATTATCAGGATCTGGATAGTGTTCTTTAACAACGAAATGAGATAAAGCACCATCGTCTGCTTTTAATGTAAACATAAATTGTGGAACATTATTTGTTATGAGATTTTTATTATTTTGTGTCAATGATTTCCAAAATTTTTCACCTGCTTCAATAGCATTAGAAGCATCATATTTTGTTTGAAATGATCCAACAATCAATGGATTGATAACTTCGTATTTACCCATATATATTTAATATGGGAGATATTATAATTTCTTAAATTAAAAAATTGAAAATATAAATATTTAAAGATAAATGCTATATGACACAACTATAATTAAATGACTAGTCTACTACATGTGAAAAGTGTATATTGTTCTGAATGGAAAACATTATTTGATATATTGAAAGATGTTGCAAATGATTTTCCATTAGAATTTGTTAAACCAAATGAAAAAGAAAAAGTTGAAGGCGGAATAAGAATTATGGCATTAGATTCACATTTGTCTGCATTGGTATTTGTAAAACTAGACATTTCAGGATTTTTAGATTTTGATATTGAACAAACAATAAGTAATATTGATATTGAAGTTGGTCAACTACATAAATTTTTAAAAACAATAGATAACGTTGGAACTGTTTTAACTATTGAAATATTAAAGGAAGATAGACAGAATATATTGTTTCAAGCAGAAAACAAAGAAAAGGGAACATTATCACAGTTTAAGTTGAAGATAATGGATAATGAAAATGAAAAAACACCACAAATACCAGATCAAAAAGATCATGACTTTTTAGTTATTATGAATACGAGTGAATTTCATAAAATATGTCGTGAATTTGTAGGATTTGATGAGAATATTGAAATACAATGTACTAAAAATACAATTATATTTAGTTGTAAAAGTAGTAGTAGTGCTTTTGTTAAGAATTTTTCAAATGGAATAAATGGAACAACAATTCGTATTGGAAATAAAAGAAGTGATGATTTGATTTATGAAGGAATATTTCAACTAAAACAATTAAACATTTTTACAAAATGTGCAAATTTGTCTGATGATGTTAAGTTGTATTTTAAAAACAATCGTCCATTATTTATGCAATATAAAGTATCTGATCACGGATCAATGTTGGTTGCAATTACACATGTTCAAAAAGATAAAATTATGAATGCTGAAAGCGATAAAAACAAAAATTTTTTTGGTAATGAAGATTCAGATGAAGAACAAAAAACAGATTCTGATGATAATTCTGATAATGAAGATTAAATTTTTATTTCAA